CAAGGGCAAGAACAACAAGCGAGCGCCACAATTCAACACTGCCAAGAAGGCAAGTGGGGCGAAAGGGAAAGGGAAGCGGAAAGGAGGGCTGAATCGATTGACTTCAAATGTGGGTGGCAATATCACTGGAGACGGATTGTACAAGCTCCTAGGGCCGTTGGCGAAGATGGCTGTGAGAGCTGCCTTGCCTGGTGCTATTCAGGCTGCAGGACAGCGGCTCAGTACGCCTTCGGCTGGCAGAATCCAGGGAGCAGGTGATTATGTGTGCAATGACATTGTCCACATGGGTGGTGGTCACGCCGTGAAAGGGATGCAAGGAGTTCCGGTGACGAAGTACACGCACTCCGAGTACATCAAAGACTTGGTCGTGCCGGCGGTTCCGACTGCGTTTGTGAGTCAGCAGTTTAACATTAACGCTGCCGATTCGACGACCTTTCCATGGCTGTCGCGATTGGCGTCACTATACACCAAGTACAAGTTCACCAAACTGCTGTTTGAATTCAGGACAACCACGTCCAACTATTCCGCAGCTGGCACCTTGGGTACGGTGGTGATGGCGCCGCATTACAACGTGGACAGTGCGGTATTCCCAAACAAGCAAGTGATGGAAGCATCGACCCATGCGGTGTCATCGGCGCCTTCAAACTCTATCATAATGGGCTTTGAGTGTGCTAAGAAGGATGCCAACGTCTCGTGGTATAATGTCATAAACGATGTAACTGTTGCCAGGGGAAATTTCACCGACGCTGGTTATGTTGAAGTCGCAACATCTGGTTTGCCAGGGACGGCCGGAACCACGCTTGGTGAGCTGTGGGTGCACTATACGTGCGAGTTGATCGAGCCTTTCATTTCGCAAGCTGAACAGCTGAGCACTGGCGTGGCGATGCCGGCGACGAGATTCAGTGTATCCTCTGCCACTACTGTGAACATCATGGACACTGGGGTGTTTGGACTCCAGTTCGGTGTTGCTTCCTCAGCCAATGATGGCAGCATCCCCGCAG